TCTTCTCTGTACTGGTGACAAGTGTGCCATTCGTACTGTTCCTTATCTCTATCTCCCAGGAACATGGGGACCACAACACAAAACTGAAAGAATAACCGATTGGGATTATCCAGCATGACAACAATATTCATATTTGTTTTCATAACGTTGTTAACTCTTGGTATGGAACTAACATGGCCAATTAAATACAGAGGGTAACATGCATACAGTTCAACTGCTCGTTAGATCAGTTATGCAGACTCCATGGTGCTTAGGTGTCATGGGGTTCTTTTTGGTTTTTGTCCCTGTATTGGGGATGTGGGCAGTCCACCATTATGGTTGGGAACACTGGGAACCATTTGACAAGAAGCACAAGGAGTGATATACTAGTAGGACTCAACCTCTACCTATGAATCTAAAAGTAATACAATTGAATACAGGTGATTATATTATCGCTGATGTTGAACAACTCGAAGAAGAACCTTCTTGTTATCTCAAGAACTGTTATCAGATCGTTGATGGTAATCTCCATGAATGGCCTATGTACAGTTCTGAACGAGAAGCACTAATCTTCTCTGATAGAATCGTAACCATATCCGAACCCCACCCTGATATCGTCAAACAACTGCCTTCATGAAGTTCTACACTAACGTCCAACTTGTCGGAAACACTATCCTCTATCGTGGATATGAGTATGGGGAACGTGTAATTCATCGTGACTCTTTTTCTCCGACGTTGTTCGTAACCGCTAACAAGGAAACGAAACACAAAACACTGGATGGTAAGAATGTAAAACCGATCAAATTTGAATCTGTTCGTGAAGCAAGAGACTTCATGAAACGGTATGATGGTGTTCAAGACTTTGATGTCTTTGGATACGAACGCTTTTTGTATCAGTACATGTCTGATAAGTTTCCTCAAGAGGAGATGAAGTTTGATATGTCTGTGATGAATATCATGTCTCTTGATATTGAGGTTGAGTCTGAGAACGGATTCCCCAATGTTGAAGATGTTGCTGAGAAAGTTCTTTGTATCACTGTCAAAGATTTCAACTCAAAGCAACTGATCACTTGGGGTGTTCGTGAGTATGATAACAAGAGAGATGATGTAAACTATATTTGTTGTGATAACGAAAGGGATCTTCTGCTGAAGTTTCTTGACTATTGGGTTCAGAACACACCTGATGTCATCACTGGTTGGAATGTATATCTTTATGACATTCCATACCTTGCTCGTCGTATTGACCGTATCCTTGGTGAGAAATACAAGAAGTCTCTGTCTCCTTGGAATCTAATTCAAGAACGTGAGATCTACATTCAAGGTCGTAAGAATCTTGCTTATGATCTTGCAGGTGTTTCTTGTCTCGACTATCTGGATCTGTATCGTAAGTTCACCTACACCAATCAGGAATCCTACCGTCTCGATCATATCGCTATGATCGAATTGGGTGAACAGAAACTAGATCACAGTGAGTTTGAGAACTTCAAGGACTTCTATACCTACAACTGGCAGAAGTTTATTGATTACAACATTCATGACGTAGAACTTGTTGACCGTATGGAAGACAAGATGCGACTGATTGAATTGTGTTTGACGATGGCATATGATGCACGTCAGAACTATGAAGATGTATATTCTCAGGTAAAGACTTGGGATAACATCATCTTCAATTTCTTGAGGAAGGACAATATTGTTGTTCCTCAGAAAACAAATCATAAGAAAGACTCTGCATACGCTGGTGCTTATGTCAAGGAACCGATTCCTGGAAGCTATGATTGGGTGGTCAGTTTTGATCTTAATTCCCTGTATCCTCATCTTATCATGCAGTACAACATCTCCCCCGAGACACTACAAGATACTCGACATGATTCGGCAACCGTCGATAAGATATTGAGTAAACAGTGCATCATTCCTGGTCCGTATGCAGTTTGTGCAAACGGTGCTCAGTATCAGACTGATGTTCAGGGATTCCTTCCCAAACTGATGTCTCAGATGTATAATGATCGTGTTGTTTTCAAAAAACGGATGCTTGCCGCAAAGCAAGCATACGAACACAAACCAACAAAAGAACTAGAAAAAGAGATTGCACGTTGCAACAATGTGCAGATGGCGAAGAAGATTTCTCTGAACTCTGCTTATGGTGCCATCGGTAATGAATACTTCAGGTATTTCAAACTTGCAAACGCAGAAGCAATCACTTTGTCTGGTCAGGTTTCGATTCGTTGGATTGAGAACAAGATGAATGAGTATCTAAATACTCTGTTGCAATCAAAGGACATCGATTATGTTATCGCATCAGACACTGATTCGATCTATCTTAATCTCGGACCTCTTGTTACTAAATTTTTTAGTAATAAGTCTGACAATAAAACAGCAATTGTGGGGATACTTGACAAGATCTGCCAAGAGAAACTGGAACCTTTTATTGAGAGTTCATATCAAGAACTTGCAGATTACGTTTCGGCATTTGACCAAAAGATGCAAATGAAACGTGAGAACATCGCTGACCGTGGTATCTGGACTGCAAAGAAGAGATACATTCTTAATGTATGGGACAGTGAAGGTGTTCGTTATGAAGAACCCAAGATGAAAATCATGGGTCTTGAAACTGCAAGATCATCCACACCTGCTTTCTATCGAGACAAACTCAAGAAAGCATTCAAAATTATCATCAACAAATCAAATGATGAACTGATTCAATTCATCGATGATGTAAAACAAGAAACCAGGAAGAGAGATGTCGCTGAGATTTCTTTCCCTCGTGGTTTGAATGGATTGTCCAAGTATGCATCCAGTTCTGATCTGTATGCTAAAGGAACTCCAATCCACGTTCGTGGTGCGATCCTATATAATCATCATGTCAAGAAGATGAAACTGGGTCACAAATATCCGATGATTCAGGAAGGTGAAAAAATCAAATTCTGTTATCTGAAGAAACCAAACCCGATCGGGGAAAACGTCATCGCTTATCTCCAGACGATGCCGAAAGAATTTAATCTGGAGAAATACATCGACTACACCACACAGTTCGAGAAGAGTTTCCTAGAACCACTAAGAAACGTTGTTGAAACTATTGGTTGGCAAGTCGAAAGAAAAGGATCACTTGAAGCATTTTTTGTATAGTAACTATGTCATTTTTAAAATCTGTTATTTCGGAGTTGGACAATGAGTTTGCATCTGTTGCCGAAGACGGCATCGCCGCTGGGGATTGTGATTCGTTTGTGGACACTGGCGCTTACATCTTCAATGCTCTTGTGTCTGGCAGTATTTTTGGAGGTCTCCCGTCAAACAAAATTACTGCACTCGCAGGAGAATCCAGCACAGGTAAAACCTTCTTTGCCCTGAGTATTGTCAAGTATTTCCTGCAACAGAATCCAACTGGTCAGGTCATTTACTTTGAATCTGAATCTGCAATCACCAAGGGTATGCTTGCTGATCGTGGTATTGATGTCAAACGTATTGGTCTAGTTCCTGTTACCACTGTTCAGGAGTTCAGGACTCAGGCAATCAAGGTTGTCGATGAGTACATGAAACTCAAGAAGAAGGACCGCCCACCCCTGATGTTTGTTCTTGACTCTCTTGGTATGCTATCTACCACTAAAGAGGTTGAGGACGCTACTGCAGGTAAGGAGACGCGAGATATGACCCGTGCCCAAGTGGTCAAGTCTATCTTCAGAATCCTATCTTTGAAACTGGGTCAAGCTGGTATTCCCTTGATTGTCACCAATCATACCTATGATGTTGTGGGATCTTACATGCCACAGAAAGAAATGGGTGGTGGTTCTGGTCTTAAGTATGCCGCATCTACAATCATCTATCTGTCCAAATCTAAAGAGAAGGATGGTACAGAAGTTGTAGGTAACATCATCAAATGCAAAGCATTTAAATCACGATTCACAAAGGAGAACTCTCTTGTCGCAACACGTCTTTTTTATGACGAACGTGGACTTGACCGCTATTACGGATTACTGGAACTGGGTGAGAAGTATGGAGTCTTCGAGAAGTCAGGGAATCGCTACAAAATTGGTGAATCTTCTGTTTATCCTAAATCTATTCTCGCTGATCCAGAGAAGTACTTCACGCCAGAAGTGATGCAAGCCCTTGACGAAGCTGCTAAGAAGGAGTATAGTTACGGTAGCTTTGAGTAAGTATGAAGATTGAATCCAAGATTCTGTGTCACCTTATCCATGATGAGAAGTATCTGAGGAAAGTTCTGCCTTTCCTCAAGGATGTATACTTTGAGAATCTCAGTGAGAAGATTATCTTTGAAGAGATTAACAACTACATGAATGAGTATGACGGTGTTCCTAACAACAGCGTCCTCAAGATTGAACTTGAAAAGAGGAAAGACATTTCTGAAGATGTCTTCAAAGAATCTGTCACTATGTTGGATGGTCTTCGTATGGAGAAGACTGATCCACAGTGGTTACTTGACACTACAGAGAAGTGGTGTAAAGAAAGAGCAGTCTATCTTGCTCTGATTGAGTCTGTCAAGATCGCTGATGGTCGCGACAAGACTAAGAATCGTGATGCTATTCCATCCATTCTATCAGAAGCACTAGGAGTCTCATTCGATGATCACATTGGTCACGACTATCTCTCGGATGTTGAGGAGAGATTCGAGTTCTATCATAAGAAAGAAGACAAAATTCCATTTGATCTGGACTTCTTCAACCGTATCACAAAGGGTGGTCTTCCTAACAAAACTCTCAATATTGCTCTTGCAGGTACTGGCGTGGGTAAGTCTCTCTTTATGTGTCATTGTGCCGCTGCTGCTCTTAATCAAAGTAAAAACGTTCTCTATATCACGATGGAGATGTCTGAAGAGAAGATTGCTGAACGCATCGACTCCAATCTCCTGAACGTAAACATCAAAGATCTTGTCGATCTTCCCAAACAGTTGTTTGAAACTAAGGTGGAGAAAATTGCAAAGAAGACACAAGGAACTCTCATCATCAAAGAGTATCCCACTGCCTCGGCACATGCAGGACACTTTGAATCGCTACTTAACGAACTATCTCTTAAGAAGGGTTTTTCGCCCGATATTATTTTCGTTGATTATCTCAACATTTGTTCTTCGAGTCGATTTAAAGGTACTATCGTTAATTCATACACCTTTGTCAAAGCTATTGCAGAAGAGCTTAGAGGTCTTGCTGTGAAGTGTAATGTCCCTATTGTATCTGCAACGCAGACCACTCGTTCTGGTTATGGTAATTCTGATGTCGAACTCACTGACACTTCTGAATCTTTCGGTCTGCCTGCTACTGCTGATCTTATGTTTGCTTTGATCTCTACAGAAGAACTTGAAGACATGAATCAGATTATGGTCAAACAGTTGAAGAATAGATATAATGACCTCAACATGAACAAAAGGTTTGTGGTGGGTATTGACAGGTCGAAGATGAGATTGTATAATGTAGAGGCATCTGCCCAGGGTAACATCATTGACTCTGGTAGAGATTCCGAAACTATGGAATCTCTTGATAATAAAATTCGTAATTTTGAAGGTTTTAAAGTATGATTGATCCTGCCAAGTATCTGGAGTTTGTAAATGCGGTTACGTCGGTACAAAGTAAAGACCATGAAGCGTTTGTCTATCGCGTTCAGGAACTCGAAGGCCAAGGTTTTCATTCCGAGCGATTGCTTACTGCATCTGTAGGAATGTGTGCGGAAGCAGGTGAGTTTACTGAAGTCGTCAAAAAGATGGTCTTCCAAGGTAAACCTGTGAATGATGAAAACATGTTCCATCTCAAACGTGAACTGGGTGACATCATGTGGTATGTTGCTCAAGCATGTATGGGTCTCGGTGTTTCACTCGATGAAATTATTGAGATGAATGTTGACAAACTCAAAGCACGTTATCCTGGTGGTGAATTTGATGTTCACTACTCTGAAAATCGTCAGGAGGGTGACGTATGAATCTCTTCGCACAAGCTCAACTCGACCTAGTAGATGCTTGGAACATGAGTTGGGAAGAAGGCATCCAGTTCGTTATTGCTCTGGTTGGTCTATATTATGTCAAAAAAAGGTTGGACTTGCATTTCGCTAGGAAACAAGCAAAGACAACTATTTACAAAGTAAAAATTGTAGAGGAACAATGACTAAAAAACAATTCGTAAATTCTAAGGGTGACACTTGGGAATGGGAAGAAACTCCTGAGACTAAGGAAGCACTTAAAAAGATGTGGAAACACATTGCAGAACTTGAATTGAAAGCACCTGATTATGGGGTAGGAAAATGAAGGACGAACCGATTACAGTTGAAGACTATAAACTAGTCTCGGATGAGTTCTTTCAGAAGTACAACTATGTAGCAGATCGTCTTGGTCCTACAAAAAAAGCGGAAGACATTCTAAAAGTAATGGAATCGCTGAGTGGTGCAGTTATGAAAGAACGAGTGAAAGAAAAGGTCGGACCTTTTGGATTCAACAAAAAAACAGAAGACGATGACAGCACTGATTGAACCTACTGATCCTAGATACTTCAGACAAACCTCTAACAAACCATACGATCGTCACACCTACAAAGTTGTATTCAGAAATAAAGTATACAAGTTTGATAGTTGGGACGAAGCAGTTGGTTGCTGGTTTGAGAAAAAAGACCTGGGTCAGTTCAGGACTATTGAAGTCTTAGATAGGAAAAAGAAACGATGAATGCTTGGGCACTTGCTGCTTCTATTTTGGATGGAACATTCGATGAGGAATATCCAGTGATAGAAAACAAAGATAGATTCAAGAAGTTTACTTTTGGTGGTCGTGAAGTAACTCCTATCCATCTCCTCTTGCTCTTGGGTGAGATGGAAGGAGTCTATCAACATCTCAAGTATATGGGATTTGAGGAGGATATGAATAGTATGGAGGAGTTGAAAAAGAAATACTATAAACTGTACTTCCAGAAGGTAAGGGAAGAAAAGGGATCTAAATAAGAGGGTAAGGACCCTCTTTTTTCATGCCTGAAGCACTGGGAAAATTAACATACTCAACTCTTAAACGAAGAGCCGGAAGAACTGATAAATTCCTTGAGAAACTCAGGGAAGGGGAGGACTTTGTTTTTACTGACGGTACTGCATCAAAATTAGATGGTGTCATTGTTGGTACTGGTACTGGAACCACATATACAAAAGATGATACCGAAACATTAAAAGTAATTTTTGATAATAACGATAAACTAACTTTAAAATTAAAAGTTGGTGCTTCAACAAAAGCTTTTGGTACTCTTGCAAAAACAGCAGAATTTGGTGGACAATCTTCTAGTTCTTCTTCAGCAGCAGTTGGAGGAAAAGTAACTGAAGTTCTTAGTGAAATTGGATTTTGTTTTTACTATGCACTACAAGAAAATGGTCATCTAGATGATTACAATTTGGAAGTGTGGTCTACAGTAAATAATGTAGCTACATTTAAATCACTATGTTCGACATATAGTGGTGTTCCAAAAATGTTGAAGTTTCAATATAAAGATGTAAAAGATATTAATGCTAGAATTGGAACCATGTATTCTTTTTTGAAGGATCATGGTTGGGATGAAGTCTTAAGAACTCAAGTAAGTGCCTTTAAAAGAAAATATCCATCTGTAAACTCTAGTTATTATCTTGCTAGACCTTCTGCTATACCAGATGCATTCAATCCATATTCTACATATAGATTGATTAGTGGTACTGTGAAAGACTATGCAGGATTGTCTAGAGCTATTGGCGAAGATAAATGGAATCCAGCTGATTTCTGGATCTTCAATGATAAAGGTATAAGATTTATGCGTCAGTGGAATGATAAATCGAAACGACTAAGGAGTTTAAGGACAGAGAACTATAGCGTTAGTTATATGAATCTTGTTAATAAACAATTGATTAATTTGTACAAACAAGGTTTAGTATATCCAGTTTCTCTGAAGAGAACATCTGGCACTCCGAACATCAAAGAAATTAATAGTGGAAGAGATGAGATATCTCAAATTGTAGAGTATGATAGAGTCGAACTTTCAAATACAAATTTGGATGTTCAGATTTATTTTACTGTTAAAACTTACGAAGAGAGATCTTTAATATCTACTAAAAATTTGAAAGCAAAAATGAAAACCAAAGCAGGTGGTTTTCGACTTGAATTGGAGGAAGCTTCTGGTGGTTCTGCAAGACACGGATCTATTGGTATGGGATTGCAGGAATTTATTATCAAAGACACATCTGATCAAGGAATTAATAGACTGGAAGATATTAGGGGAGACGCAAAGTATAATAATATAAGAAATGAATTCCCAACCAGAGGTGCTAGACACTGGTTGGGGACAACTGACTATATTTCATCTAGAAATATTGAAACACTGATTCCGTATTTAAGTGAATTGATGTCTGAAGTTAATTCTACTGGAGCCGATATTGGTGCATTTACTAATAAGTATTCTGGATCTGAACAAATTGGAACAAAGATTGGCGCTGCAGAACTTGCAGTATCAATCGCCAAAATTGTGAATAGATATTCTAGAGATATTGTTATGGAAAATTTATACAATGCAGCTGGATCACAGGGTATTGCAGCTGGTGTGTCTCAGTCGCAATTAGATAGGAGAAGACAACTATTGGGAATGTCGGAAGACGATGTTATCACAATTGTTAACGATACAAAGGCACTGAACGCAGTCTTTCAGGCTGGGTTCCATTTAAAAATTATGTGACCTTGACAAAACGCTAAAAGTCTGGTAGGATACAGTCATGGCAAAAAACACTCACCTCGAACACTTAGAAGACGACATCCTCAACAATGGTAGTGAGGGTGGTAAAGCTGCTGTCGCTTTCTTAAGATCTCTTGGGGACATGCTATCTCAGGGTGACGGTAGGATGAAAGTTACTACTAAATGGGATGGAGCTCCTGCTATTATATGTGGGACTGACCCAACAGCTAATGTATTTTTTGTTGGTAATAAATCTGTTTTTGCAAAAACATCACCTAAAGTTTGTTATAATGATGCGATCGTAGATAAGTATTATCCCGCTAGTGGATTGAATTCTATCTTGAAAGATTGTTTGAAGTATCTTTCAAAATTGAATATCGAAGGTGTAATTCAAGGAGACTTACTTTTTACTGAAAATACAAAAACAATTGCTACCGTTGGCGGAAAACGCTGTGTAGTATTTCAACCAAACACTATTACATATGCAATCCCGCTTGATACAGAACTTGGT